TGAAAAGATTAAATAATATATGATTAAAGTGATTAAATAAATAATAATACTGTGGTAATTGTCCACAGGAGGGAACAGGGAAACCCTCAATAAAGAATTAAACGACCAGCCCTGTGCATGGTAGTTTATTTGCGTTGCTTACCAGGTTTGGCTTGCAACTTCTTGTTTACGAAAACGAGTCCGTTACGAATGGCAGAAGCGGCGCCGAGACTAGCGTTGTTATTGTTGACAAACGACGGCAGAGCTGAGGCAGGATCACCAGGATAGCCGGGGCGACGACCGTTCTCAATACGCGACAACCGAGAAGCAAGGTTGCGCTGGCGTATCATTAACTTTTGCGCGGATGTACGCGCATTAACGTGGGAGACGGTATCTGCGGCTGCGGCAGGTCGAGCGGAAGAACGCACGACACGAGTGACAACTTGCACGGGCTGCTTCTGAACAGGTTTCGGCGGAGGAGGCTTGCTGAACACATTCTTCATCCAGTCGACAACGGCTGGGATGTGTTTAATGATCAACGGTGCGAGAGCAGACGCTCCCGCGACGACAGCACTAGCTCCAAAATCGTTCGCAGACGCAGGCAAGCTGTCAGGTCGTGCATGATGAATACCAGTAGACATCTCAATTGCCTTATGGTCAGGGAGCGGCAACAAACGAGCGAACGGCAAGAGTGAGCTGTGAACTTGCGGTGAAACCTCTATACCGGCAAAAGCCTTAACAGTAATGTAGGGTATGGACGTAGTAGAGGATCCGGCAGCGGGAATGGTCAAGCCTTCGAAAAGCGTCATAGTCCAGTCCAAATTGTTCCACGGCGCATCGGTATTGAGTGTCTGCGGCGCCGGATTTGGAAGAGCGTTGGCAATATTAAATAATGGTGCGACTTGAAATGTAACACCGCCGGTAGGATAAGTAGCGATACGCAGCAAACTAATGACAGGCACTTGCGATTGTTGTATGGGCTGAATACCAGAGGCAACGCCAGAAGGAAGCGCGGTCCATGGCTGAACCGGTCCGATAGGTTGGTGAACAACAAAGGCGCCTTCTTTAGCAGGGCGGGTAGCAGCCTTGCTACTGAAATTAAGAACCTCAGAGGCATTAGCTGGCAATATGCCATTAAGCGTATACATGGGTGACCCAGCGATAGGTGCAATAGCTCCCGCGGTATTAGGCTGGAGCTGCCAAAATTGTATGGCGTAATCTGGCGTCGTATCGAAATCAACCTCAAGGTCATCGCTGATGTCATCACCTTTCTTATTGACCGCGACATAGTCCTTCTTCTTAAAGAAAACCTTGGCGTTACAAGCTTTAAGAGCACGGAGAAGGCTAGCACGGGATTCACGATCAAACTGTTTCCAAGTAGCCGTAAAAGTAGTGTTTATAATATCTGGTTTGAACTTAGCAGATGTGACAGTTCCCTGATCATTGAAAGCAGTAGCATTAAGGTAGTACGTCTCAGACTTGTAAGTGGTACGCATCTGGGCAGCGTCACTGGTAAGATTTCCCCAATTATAACCTTGGTTGTTCTGAGCTGGTGGGCAAGGCTGAGCAATAGGGTTCGTGCCAAGTGGTGTACCAACGGGTTGTACCCAGCCAATAGTAGGACCGCTGTTGACATACTGAAAACAATATGTGGCAACTTGCCCGCCTGACGGCGAGACGAACATCATTGAAGATGAGTTGAGCGTTTGGCTGGTGGTAGCACCGGTCGGCAGAACGATCTGGGCTGGAAAATTTGACTCAGATTTAGTCTCAAAGGGTACGACATTAGGGGCCGAACAATCCGGGACTCCTTGGTAATTCTCAGGAATCATAGTGGGCGGGTGGGTAACCTTCTTGACATAAGCCGCACCAGCGGCAGTATCAGCAGAGATTGTGACTCCCTCTAATTTAGCAACAACACGTTCCATGGTTAACAAATGATAGCAATGTCAAGTAAATAATATAATATATGCGAGTATAACTTAATAAATATAAAAAGAAGCAATAGGTAAAGCAAAACTTCAACAATAAACCTTAAAGAAAAGGAAAATAAAGAAAAGCTAACTAAAGAAAATAATATAAATTAATGATAAATGATTAATTAGAGTTGAGGTTAGGAAGGCTAACCTGACGCAAATGATGGAACTCAATGTTGCGGGACCCACGTATAAATGCATACAAATTATGGACAGCGTGTTGATTTAAATCGCCCATAAGATCGGGATAATTCTCACGATAGAATTGCGTGCACATAGCCACGCCATAACGTACCTGCGACTCGGTTTTAACAGCGCTGAGACGCTCCTGCAACGACATACGTGCCTCAAGAAAATGCTTCTCGTCACGGTAGTTCTTATCCAAGAATTTCGCACTGTACCGTACGACATCGGGAAACAATCCCTCAGGTGTGAGGAACCATCCGGCAAATTCACCGACATCACTATTATGCAGTTTAAGACCGTGTCCGAGTATCTCCAATATGTCATCAGCTTGCTTCGTGCGAATACAACGATCGCACATAACGCATGAGTCATCGCCTTTAAATAACGCAAACCGGAAGTTCTTATAATCGAATAGCGCGAAACACAACGCCATATTGCCGATGGTGTTCTCAGCGATGGTAAAAGGATTACCAGAGAACTGCTTCTCCTGTCCGCGCAAAGTCGTGACGCCAAAGCGACAATGATAAAGCATCGTCCACGATTCGCGGTACTTAACGAACCAATCGGCGACTTCAGGAGGGCAACCGACGCACTTAATAAGATGACCAGTGAGAGTTTGGAAAGGTTTGCGAAAGCTGGCGTCCCATTCGCTAAAGTCATTCGATGACCACTTATAAGGTGGTTTGAACTCGGTCATAAACCGAGTAAAGTGGTCATTGAGTCCGGCCTCAGAGTCGTGCGTGGCGAGAACGATATTACGCTTATTAAGCAGCAAAAGCTCACGAATACGGTCGAGTAAAACGCGCGCGTAAGCAGAAAAGATGATATTGACCCGCTTACTAGTAGCTGCAACACCCTGGCCGACCTTGTCGCTAGTATCAAAACCGATCTTTGGGTCAAATTTGCACTGCCTCTTATTAAAGAAACCAATCGCCTCCTGCAAATCATCAAAAGCAACACCAAGCTCACGGAGGGCACTAGGATTGGCTTGCACCTTGTCGTGGAGCTTCTGCAGATAATCAACCGCATGGGTGACCAAATACTCGTGTGGCACACGTAAATCCGCTTGCAACTTCCGAAAGTTATGTGGGTTGCCATAAATAGCCTTAGACAGCCCGTTGCATAGCGCTGTGTAAGACACCTCAAGGTTACGTTTATTCATAGGCTGCTTATATTTCTTAGAATATCGCTTGACTAAGGTAGCCAGCGTCTGCTCAGTAGAATTCGACACCTGATTCTTAACGAACTTATGTAAACTGACCTTATAAGCGATAGTGCTAGTGTCCGGATTAGCAGCAGTATCAAG